GCACAGACGCACACATACTCGTCGCCTTTGTAAAGATATTCAAGTATTTTAGACTATATAAACCCGTGATGCACGGACTTTCCTCTGGGCATTCAATACATGTCTCTTGATTCGCAAAGTCACCATCACATTTGAGCTTAAGTTGTTTACCGTCGCGAGTAATACCAATCTCTGGGCCAAGATTGTACATGTCACGACACAATCGCTGAAAGTCTGATGAAGGTAGAATAGTCACGGTGGACATTTCAACTTCGGGAACTTCTATTCGACTTTCATTGATGTCCAATAATTTAAGCTGAAACTTGGAACTTGTCTTTTTTGATTCGCTCGTGATTGTGATATCCATGTACTCCTTCGATGTAATTTCAATTTGAAGAACATCATTGTTTGTAATTGTTTTGAGTAACTTGAATGTATTTGAAATATTGATACCAGCTATAATCTCTTCCTGATCACAGTGGTATTCCTCAAAGTTGTCAGACGCTAAGAACATGTCGATGAGAGACGTCCTAGCCGTATCAAGTGTAACAATATACATACCTTGTGGTCTAAAGTAAATATTCACATCGTTGAGTATATCCTTTAACACTTCGAAAGTTGACTTAAAGGCCGAAGCCTGTATCGAAACCAATTTCATGTCTACACATGTAAAGTATTACATCTTTAAATCAGTATATGCCATACCCTTAGACACATCTCTGCTTATTTTTTCCTCGAGTTCTTTAGTCATTGCAGGTTGGAGAGATTGTCCATAGTTGTCTAAATAAAACATATCCGCATCCTTCTCGTTACCATCTAAACTTGTCATCGAATAAGCACCCCCAAATCCACCGTGTTCGATTTCCTTCTTTGGTAGGAGTGAGTCTAACCAGTTCTTTATTTCGTTCCCGACAAGAATCTTTCCATTTTTAGTCAGCATCGTGGGGACACGTGTGATCTTATTTTGAAAGTTCCTAGGTATCCCCTGTGTATTCACATTATGGAAGTGTACAAGCTGCTTTAATTGTGTCTGACTTTTGACATACTCGATGATATCCATCGAGTGTTTGCATCTTGGACTGTAGATAAGTAGTGACATCTAATATTTATACGGTATTTAGTAAAAAAATATTAACGCACTATAGTAAAGATGAAGGTATATATACTTTTGGCTCTTCTCGTCTTGGTGATTTTATTGACCAGGCGTGAACCATTCACTGAGATTTTTGGACTTTCAGGATACAGCAAGCCTGTAGACTATGTACGACTCAACGACCCCAGACCAAACCTATCCGGTTACAAAGAGGTGGAGGCTTCTGTGAATCATGATATGATGGAAACATTCACCATTCAAGCGAACGCTGAGATTTCTAAACGCATCGGTACACCCACATACATCATAGAAACTGCTAAAATTAAGAAACATACTGGGAGGGAAAATGATATTTATGAATGCGTGTTCATGGTCATGAAAAAGGGTGGCTTTTCATATGGTTTCTCGGTCGTAGCCTCGTTCGAGGTGAAGGGTGATACAATGAAACTCGTATCCCTTCGTACCCAGCCGATCGATATTGAACAACCTGGCAATGTGAAGGCTTTCACAGATGGAGCACCGGGTAAGGAATTTCTCAAATTTGAGCTGGTCAAGGAGGCTGCCACCCCCACCATGGGTGAGTTTGAAGAGGCTAAAAATAAGTTAATGTAATTATAATGATCAACATCAATGATATTCTGAAAATTGACGAAAAGAAAAAACTGATTAAAAAGGAAATATATACCAAAATTTACGAACAGTTTTCTTCCAAGATAAAACAGTCAGTAGAATTTGGTCATAAACAGGTATTTTTAACCGTTCCCCTGTTTTTAATAGGATACCCAGTGTTCGATAGATCGTCCGCGTGTCGTTATGTGGCTAGACAGTTTATGCGGGGTGGATTTACAGTAGAGTTTATGAGTGACTTTGATTTATACGTCGCATGGCCTAAACCAAAGAGGGTAAAGGAAATGAATGACCATGATGACGATGACGATTCAGGATTTCCAAATCTCATGAATCTTAAGAAGATAGCGAATAAGTACAGGGGAGGCGCGTAGGAAATAAGCTTTTTAAAAACCCTATTAATCATAAATGGACAACTTGAACGTACTCGTTGAGGCTAAGAAGGAATACCTCGGTCAGTTATGTCTCATCATGTGCCCACCTATGATTGAAGTTTTTGATGAAATGTACAGGGAATCGGTTAAGATTTCAAAGGGTCGAAAGATTCTTATCATGTTCCAGAAGTTACTGAAGGAAGTTCCCAACTGGTCCAACGCGATGTCTAAACAACACACCGATAATATCGCTGATAGGTGTGCGTGGTTCAATGACCTTTTAGCCGCCGTCTTTGTGGCGTGTACTAAGATTCTCTCCGCTGTTCGTCTCAAGGCGGATAACAAGAAGATCTCACTTAAGTTACCAACGAATGAGGTGTTCATTCAAACGTGTTACAACAACATTGCCAAGGATCTATACAAGGACCCTTATATCTTCCACAGTGAACAGAGTGAATACACTCGTGATGAAAATTTAACTATGCGCTTTTGCAGTGCCATCGAGAATACAGTCAAAGAATTGATTCCAGTTCAACAAATTCTTCAGACTTATATGTCTCAGGAATCCAGGGATATCGATCTCGACGGTGAAATTGAAGATACCATAGACCCCGATGTGGTTGATGAAATGGAGACCCCTATGGAAGAGCCTGTGGAAGAGGAACCCCAGGAGCCGACACCCATCGAGGGAGAAGAAGTTGAGGAAGTTCATGGTCTTATGAATGAGTTCAAGACTGTTCCAGGTGTTCCCACACAACCCGAAACTGAAGATGAACCCGGACCCGAGCCTGGACCCGAGCCTATGAATGAAACACAACCTCAGGGTGAGGATGAAGGTGTTTTATTTGGTGACGCACCAGAGCAGCGTACAAAAAAACTTGCCTATAATTAAATGGAGTCATTGTCAGAACATTTCCGTGACCCACTCAGTGCAGCTCTTATCGCGGGTTTAATTACTGCTGGTTACATTCACCTCAAAGCACATCTCAATAATGAGGGTAAGTTAGAATTAAATAAATACACTAAACCTGCCGTGTTAAATGCGATACTCGTATTTTTCATAATCTCTAATGGTGTGGGTAAAAAAGAGTCTATATCTACAGACCCTTTCTGAAACTTAAAGATTATAGGTTTATATTAAGAAAATGGCTTCCGTTACTGCGTTCAACGATATGATGGGTCAATTTCTTGTGGAATTGCACAAGACTCTTCCAGAGGAAAAAGGCATTAAGAAGATGTTGACATCGTTCGATCTTTTGAAGACTACCAACCCCCGTCTCGTCGTGGACGGGTTCATGAGTGGTGTAACCCCTTACGCCGGACATATCTCCGATAAGAATGAAGAGTTTATCCTAAAAGAGATTGAGAACATCGATTTTCTCAAGGAGCTTGATGTAAAGTCGTATTGGTCCAAGTTGTCTCCAAACACAAAGGAAGCCACGTGGCAGTATCTTCAAACACTGTACATGCTCGGTACCACTATCACTTCTATTCCCGCCGAGACGTTATCTATGATTGAGGGACTGGCTAAGGATTGTGCAGATAAACTTGAAAGTGGTGACGGTGATGTTGACCAGGATGCCTTGATGAAGATGATTGGTGGTATGATGGGTGGCATGGGTGACGCTAACCAGGGTCTCCTGAAAAAATAAACCTTAATATATATTAAATGAAGGCCTGGTTCGACGATCCTAAGCAGCTCATCCGCCGTGACCAAATTTCCCAATTTTGGCCGACAAGTGAGCAAACACCAGAAGATCGAATTAACGCAGCTTCGAGATTTATAATTTATATCGCTACCGTCGTGTTTCTAATTCGTCGTGATCCTAGGATCTATGTCCTAGCACTGACTGTTCTCACTGTTATTTTTGTTTTATACAAAACCAACATGGTGAAGGAAACATTTAATCATTCATTGAAAAAGAATTCCAACTGTCAGGAACCAACTCGTAATAATCCCATGGGTAACGTACTCATGACTGATTACAGTGACGCACCTAACCGTTTAGAGGCGTGTTATTACTCGCAACCTAATGAATTTGTTACACAGGGTGTTCCATTTGATTCAGGGCGTTCTCGGTCATCGTTACCCAAATTTCAAAAAAATGCTATAGAAAGGCAATTTGTCACGAACCCTGTGAGTCAAATACCAGGCGATCAAACACAATTTGCTGAATGGTTATATGGACCAAAGAATGGACCCATGTGCAAAAGTGATTCCAAGTATTGCAATCCTGACGCGCGTGGTGTTCAGTTAGAGGCTTTCGCTGGTCTCGGTGGAGATGGGGATATAAGGGGTCCCCGAGGTGGTGGTCGTGTGCGAGGTGGTGGCGGAACCTATAGTTAGATTAATATTCT